TCTTTTAATACTTACTCCTGCTTTGTGAGCATCTTTAAGAATCTTATTACTACTGTAATATCTCATAAAGTCAGGTCTGAGTTCTCTCTTGTACTTTTTAAGTCTCTTATCCGTGGACATTGCAAGAGCTTTTTTACCTAGAGGTCTTTTAATATTGGCAAAGAAGTTCTTCTTACCAATGTATGCAACAGACTTGCCGTCAATTATAGCACTCATAATGTAGATAAATCCAACACCACCTTCAGGGATGTCCATTTCTATAAACTCTTTACCTTGATATATCCAACTCATAATGCTTGTTTTAATAAAGGAAACAATTCAGATCTAGTTTTCTCAATCCCATGTTCTTTTAATGCATCTGCAACATCTTTAGAGAGAGTAAAATTTATAACTGGTAAGTTATATTTAGAACTGTATCTTTCAGCAGATTGCTTCCCAGCATCATCATTATCAAATAAGACAAAAACCTTCTTGTACTTTTTTAATACATTTTGCATAAATGAATCAGGAATCATAGTGTTCTCACTATCTGGAGCAATTGCTTCCACTCCTCCAATATTCAACATGTTTAGTGCAAGTAAATCTTTAAGAGAAGAAACAATTATTAAATAAGATTTGTCATACTTAAGCTGCTCACTACCTTGAATGTAATCTCTAACTTTTAAAAACTTATTATCTTTTGATTTAGGTTGATAGATTTTATACAAAAGACCATCTTCCCTAAAATAACCATAAATATACCGTCCTTTAATAGTTAAAGATTTGTCTTCTCTACTAAGTACATAATGATCTAAAGGAACAACATTATATTTTTCTAATTCATTAGATGAGATATTAAAACTTGTCCAAAATTTTTGATCAAAATTTGTCCAATGTCTCATTTCATAATCAGAAACTTGATACCTACCTTGAGATTTAATAGTATAGTTTTGAGAATAACCATTATCTTTTAAATACTGATTATAATCTTGAACAACTTTAAATGAAGCAGTACCTCTTGTAGCTAGATTAAATAAATCTTTTACCAGATCTAAAGCATCACCACCTTTACCAGATGAAAAATCCTTATATCTATAGTTACTTCTACCATCTACATAAATGCACATAGATGGAGTTTTATCTCTAGGATTGAATGCTGAATTTATCTTTACATCCTGACCTGTTAATTTCTCATCAAGCTTTAAATAAAATTCAAATATCCACTCTCTAGGTACATCTACAACATCAGAAATTATTGTTTTTGTAGAAATCATATCTTAAGAATTAAAAATAAAAGGGGCCATTTCTGACCCCTTTAACTAAACTAATAAAATATTAGTCAAGATTGAAGTCAGAAGATATTTTTGATGGTGCAGAGAAATCATCATCCTCACCAAAGGACTTAACTTCTTTTACTTCCATTTTTTTCAAATGCTTAGATTCATCATAAACAAGAACTCTACCTCCTTCTATTTCACCATAGGCATATTTGTTACTTTCACCTTTAGGCAACCACATATCATAGTTTGTATAACCTGTTTTGCTTTCATATTCTTTACCGGCAACACAGAATTCCATAAACTTATTTTTAAATGGAGCTTCTTTAGCAAAAGCATTTACAAATTCTTCAATAGTATCATGACGGTTGTCTTGTTCAACAAACCAATCATTTACACCAAGACTCTTACACAAGTTTTGCATAAAAATCAAAATAGATCTATCTCTTTGAATTTTAACTCCTGATTTAGTCTCACCATCAGCAAATGCATACTGGCTTGCTTTCACTCTACCAATTTGACCTGCATAATGTCCTGCATCTGGATTATCTTTATCAATCATAAACCCTTCAAATCCATCAATAGGTTGAGTCTCCACATGAAGAATCAAATGCTTGGCATTATCTATAAATTGATAATCCTCAAGAGTGATATGGTTAATTTTTAAAATGTGATTACCTGGAGAAATTGTTTTTGGTAATCCGGAGCCTCCTCCTGTTGATAAATCTGTTGTACTTAGTCCCATTTTTTTATTTTTTTAATTGTTATACATAAATTTTGTCCCAGTGAAACTCTAATTCACCTTTCTCATTCATTTCAGAAACTACTATCTCTTCATTTCTTAGATGTTCTGGTCTTGCACCACAAGTAACTTCTTCATTAGTTTTAAAACTAATTATAGTCTTGTTACCTTTTCGGTACATGTAACCAATGGCATCTGCATTAGCACAGATTAGAGATTTTATTTTACCTGTCAAATCAATATTGGCAGACATTACCATCTCACCTTTATCATCAACTACCTTGTCTTTAATATGACCAGATAAAATAATGTGGGGAGCTAAGGTATCAATAAAATCAATAACTTGGAAAAATGCTTGACGGATATATAAATATCCAGCACCATTGGGCAATGTAGTGACATTGTCTCCATCATAATTTTTACCCATTGCAGTTTGCTTATAGAGTTTGATAGCCAATGGCATAATCATATCTTCTAAAGCAGTAACTGTATCAACAGTAACATATTTATAAGGATTACCTGCAGCTTTAATTGCTTTTCCTGCATCTAGCAGTTCTTGCAAACTATTCACTGTAAGTTTTAATGCTTCTACATACTCAGTACCATGTTCTAAGTCAAGAATCAGATTATTGTCAAGACCTGCATATGCAGTTGTCTTTCCGGTTTTAGGCTTTGAATAAATCACAAGTCTTTTTGGATTTACTCTTGCCGCTTTTACTTTTGTAGTTGGCAATACTATACTCATAGTTCAGATTTTGATTGTTTTACTATCTCATTTAACCAAGATTTATTACTTACAGGTTTCATTAACATAATAGCTGCTAAATCTCTAACAGTAATTTCACTTAGTGGAGCATCTTCAAACTTTTGAGGTGAAAAATCTGCCTCTATAGATAGATTTGGAGTTAAGTATTCCTCTTCAAAGTCAGGAAATACAGCTAATGACTTTTGCAATCTAGGAAGATCCTCTTTTGCTTTTGCCATTTCTGCTTTTCTCTTCTCATAAAGAGAATAAGTAATCTCAGTTCCATCTTTAAGAACAGCAATAAGTTCTGATACTGGAACAGTATAAGTATGGTATGTTTCTCCTTTTGGATTAACATTTTCCTTTTGCTCATACTCTTCAGAAAAATACTTATTGTACTTATACTTAAACAAAGGTCTGTCTTCATACATTGGTACTACATCTACATCAGTTCCATCAGGATTTTTTACATTCTCATAAAACTCAATAAAAATATCATCCCCTTTTGATAACTCAGATTCAAAGAACTGAACTTGCCTTCCATACTTACCTTTCTGAAAAAATGCAGTTTTAATAACAAAAAATGGATCATTTAATTGGAGAGCTCTAAATGTAGGCATATGGTCTACATAAAACTCTCTTTCTTTTTCTTTTCTAATATTCATAAATTAATTTTTAGTAACACTTAACTTTTCTACTGCTTGAGGTGGAGTTGCAATTTCAATTATCCTCATAGTCCTTCTATCAAGCTTGAAGAATGCTATTGCTGTTAAACCATTTCTTGATTTCAAGAAGTGAAACACTAATACATCTTCATCTTCAATTATAAACTTCTCAGGTCCATATTGTCTTATTTTCCTTATAGAAGGTTTATTAATTCCCAGAACTACATCAGCATGTTGAAGTAATGCATCTGCACCAAATAAATCAGAATCTAATACATAATTGCCATAAATGCCGTTCAGCTGTCTTTTAGGATCATCTATATTTCTGTTAAGTTGACTAAGAACTAAAAAAGCAACAGGATACTTTTTCTTCATGTGAGTCAAAGCCTCACCTAAAGCATAAAGCATTTCAAACTTATCCTTTTGTCCTTTACCATTTTTAAAGAGCGCAGAGTGATCTATTGTTACTAGCATATTCTGATATGTACCATCTGGATTTTTGTATCTCTCCATTTCATAATGAATAGTAGCACACATTTCATCCACAGTACATGCATCATATACCACATTAATAACATCATTCTCAGCACTTCTTTTATAATACTCAACACACTTATAGTAGATTTCTTCATCCACTGGTTCCCCTTTACTCAATAATGTATTGTAATCAGCACCTGTATTCAGACTCAATTTTCTAATACCGCTAGTTTCATCTAGCATCTCCATCTGGAACTTTAGGACTCTGAACTTATGATCTTTATTGTTCTCAATGATATCTGAGATCAATTGTTCCATAAACAAAGTCTTTCCAGTTCCCGGTCTAGCACCAACCACGGTGATAGTTCTCCATTCTAATCCATCACAAAAAGCATCATTAAATTTTGGCCAAGCACTTTTGAGTGATTTTAACTCACCTTTTCTTCTTAATTTCATTTTAATGAGAGCTTTTTCTAAGGCTTCTCTTTCACTTACAGGCATGAGCGGCTTGGCTCCATTGAATAAATCTGACATTTTGCAGGATTAATTAGTTAAACAATCTTTCTTCACATGGTTATAAGCACCATGTGTTACTACCATAACTACTTCAATTAGTAAGAATTGACCAAAAGAAACCGGCAGAACCAGTAAATTAGTCAAGCAGTATCCTACTAATATTGTTAGAAAAGCAGTCATAAGTAGCTTTAATTTCATCATAAGATTCTTTCTTTAAAATAAACTATTTCATCATCTGGTTTATCTTGAATTAACTCACAATATGTTGCCAAATCTGATTCAAAAGACTTATCTATATTTTGCTTCCTAATGAAGTATTGAGCAGTCCTCATAAACTCATAATCTCTGACCTCATATTCATTAACATACTTTTGAGTTGCTTTTAGAATAATTTCCCAGCTGTAATCATAGTTTTCAAAGAACCATCTGAAAGGAGCTTCAAGATTTTTAGGGTTGACTCTTGCATATTTTCCAGAGGACAGTTTCCTATTAGGAAATATGGTGACATATGCCTTTATGTTTTCAAGAAAGTCTTGACCCATTAAATCCTTGGCTGTTTTCTTCTTTGTTCTTTTGAAAAAACCATTGATTTCTTCCATAAAGATAAGACTTTTACTAGTAAGTTGCAAATTTTCATCAAGCCATGCATCACTTTGCAGCCTTTTGCTTTCTATTGCTTTATTGACAAAATTACTAGGTACAGTTTTCTCTTTTATACAATGCAAAACATAGTATGCATTTGGACTTAAATTCTCTTGAATAAGTCTATTAAATATTTCTGTCATATTACCAATTTATTGAGTGACCTGTATTATCCATTACTATTTTAGATATCTTATTAAAAACATCATTACTATCCCATTTAGAGCCACTATAAGCAGCAGAAGCCGGATGTTTGACAGTAAACTTATAGTTATTTTCAGTATTTGTAAGCTCAGACCATTCTTCAGCTTTTTTTCCCATATAGACATATACTAATCCTGGATTATAATTATTTAACCAGTCTAATAAATATGCTGTAAAAGGCTTCCAAATATGATAATGACTTCCAATCTTATCTACTTCAACTGTAAGAGCTGTATTAAGCATAAGAATCCCTTGATTAGACCATCTCTTAAGATCAGGATCCTGATATGTGGGAAATCCTTGATATACTGTTCTTTCAATTTCTCCAAAGATATATCTAAGACTTGGTTGAACTTTACCTGTATTACTACAGCTAAAAGAAATACCATCCGCTACACCTAACTGTGGATAAGGATCTTGCCCAATAATAACTACTTTAAGTTCATCATATGGACATTCTTCAAAAGCTCTGAATAGTTGTTTAAGAGTTGGAGTAAATCTTTTGTCAGTAATACTTAACCGATACAACTCACTAAGTATATCAGTAAACTCACTGCTAAATATAAAAGATTTAAAAACTCTACCCCAACCACTTGGTTCAAGTTTAGCAAACAATTTTTGTTTAATTTCATCTATTTCTGTTTCCAATTTCATTTTTTTGTTATTTTTGTTTCAAATACAAACTTATGTCAGTTAAAGTTAAAGAACTAAAAGATGATGCTATTATAGAAGTTAAAGTGAATAAGAACTTCTATTTAATGCTAAAATCAGCAATGTTTTATATTTTCAAACAAGAGACTGATGATGCTAAAAAAGAAGCATTAATCAAAAAAGTAATTTCTAAAGATCCTAATCCAGAATTTACAGAGCATGAATCTGCTTTTAGAACATTAATGCTTATTCTTGCTGAGATTGAAAGAGTAGCAATTAAAGAAGACATGATGGTTGAAAGAGAAATTCCAACCGGGTCTCCTACAGATACCCCTAAGCAAGATTAATATTATAGTTTTCTCTTCCTATATCAATGCATGCTTCAATAGCAAGCATTAATTCATCTCTAGTACAATCAGCAAAAGATTTATCTTTAAGGCCTGCTGCTTCTTTAATGAGTAATTTCATCTCATCAAAAGTATAACCAGCTTCTTTTGCCAGTTCTCTAATACATGCATGTATTTTAGCTAGTTGTGCCTTACTATGGTCAATACCAACTAAATCAATATACATCTCAACTTTTTGTCCTTCTTTTAACCTATCTACAAAAATTTCATAGGCTAGTTTATCTTGCGGACTTGCAAAGATTATTTTACCATTCTTTTTAATAAACTTACCACTAAACATCACATCCAGTTATTACTCTGATTACTGCTAAAAACTGATTAAGTTGATCAACTGTTTCAATTTTTATTGAAGGTATCTCAAATGATCTTACTATCCAGTGATCATCTTTAACATCTACACTATCAGAAGTTATTAAACATACACCATCACAAAGATCCATGATATA